TACTGATTTAAACAAAGTTCTTGAAACTGAAGAACTTGTTCAATCAGGTGTTAACGATGCAATCAAAAAAGCTACAGATAGAAATTCAGTTTTAGTTTTTGCAACTTCTGTTCGCCATGCTGAAATGATTCTTGATGAACTAAAGAAACAAAATCAAAGAGCAAACATAATAACAGGAGAAACACACCCCGCTATTAGAGATTGCGTAATTAATGGATTCAGGGAAAATAATTATAAATGGTTGGTAAATGTTGCAGTTTTAACAACTGGATTTGATGCACCCAATATTGATTGTGTTGTTGTAATGAAACCCACAATGAGCAAAGGATTATGGTATCAGATGGTTGGGAGAGGGTTCAGGTTGAATGAGGGTAAACAAAACTGCTTAGTTCTTGATTATGGTGATAATGCTATTAGACATGGTTGTATCGATCAAATAGAAGTATCTGCAAAAGGGATTGAAATACCTTCAGCAAAGGTAAAGAAATGTCCAGCTTGCAAACTTGTTTACAAGATTCATATCCCAATTTGCCCAAGTTGCGGGTATGTCAAACCAAGGCATGAAACCCCTGAAATATCATCTAAATTGAGTAATCAACAAAGTAAGGGAGATATTCTAAACGGAATGAAACCTAGAGAATTTGACATAGTTTCGAGCGTTTATTCCATATACAGGAAACACCCACAAGCAGAACCCTGTATTATGGAAACCCATGAAACTTTATCAGGAACATTAATTAAATCATTTCATTCATTAAAATCAGGTTTAGAATTTTCTGTATGGAAATGGCTAAAGAATCTTACATTAGATATTCCTAAACATCATTGGCATCTTGATAAAAATAAAATCCAATCCGTAGATTTTTTAGATGCTTTACCAAAACCAATAGGTATAATCGCACACAAAAACGAAAAAGGTTATTACCAGATTGATTCGTACCAGTTTGAAAAAGTATCAGTTTAATCATATCAAAGGGAAAATCATGGAAGATATTAAAAAAGAAGCGTTAAAGATTCGTAAACAAGGGCTGAGTGTTTTTGCAGCTAAAACAGATAAAACACCTGTAATTAAAAGAACAAATAGAATTGTTGAATTGCGTACAAAGTTGCAATCAGAACATGAAATTGAAATAGATTTTGGTCAACCATTAGTTGCAGGGATTGCGATTAATTGCGGGCCTGTTCCAAATAAGGATAAAGATTTAGAATGTTTAGATATTGATTGCCCAAAGTTGGCAAAAACTTTCCTTGATGAATTACTTATTAGCAATCCAGAACTAGGGGAAAAATGTAAAGGTTGCGTTGAAACTACACCATCTGAAGGATTGCACATTTTTTATTACTTACCTATGGGTAAAAGCAAATGTAAAGAATTGGCAATGATGTCTTTAGAAAATTCAAAAGCATGGTGTGTAGAAGCTAGAGCAAGAGGTTCTTGTAAATTAGTTGCACCACCAATTATTGAAACAAGGGGAGCAGGTGGTTATGTAGTTGGGTTTTTTTCCCAAGCCATTTCTAAAATAGATGGAACAGTTAAACCCTACAAAATGGTTTTTGGTTCTGTCGAAAACATACCAATGTTAACTGCTGAAGAACATGATTTCTTAATTGCGTTTGCACAATCCTATGATGAAAAATCAATCAAGAAATTCGCAACTGTAAACCCTGAACCAATACATAAGTATGAAGTTGACAAAAAAAGTGCGTTAGAACAATGGAGACTTGAAACACCTTGGAATGAAGTTCTTCCAGAATCTTACAGGATGATTGAAGTTAGACCAGATTATTTTCAAGTTTGGCATCCTGATTCTAGTGGTTCTGCACCTAATGCAATTGCTGGTGCAAAATCAAAGGGATTAGATCGCTATTGGAACTTCTCACCATTAGATTGGAGATTGCCAGCAAACACCCCATTAACAAAGGATTATGTGTTTTGCTTGTCACGAGGTTGGAATCCGGGTTCAAGAGAATTTAAAGGATTTTACAAAAAGGTTTTTGATAAATATTGCCCTGCTGATGAATCAGAAATAGTTGATGAAACCAGATGGGAAGATTTTGATTTTAAAGATACAACCAATTCCAAAGTTAAAACTAAAAGGTCATTAGATGTTGTTCCAGATGCAGCAATAAGCTTCCCCGGTTGGATTGATACCTATGTTGAACATTGCATGAAAAACGCATTGTATCCTGAAAAAAGAATAGCTGTTGCATCTGCACTAGGTTTATTTTCTTCCTTGGTTGGTCGATCTGTAATGGGGCCGGGGGAAATGAAATTGAATTTGTATATTGTGATTCTTGGTTTAACTGCAAACGGAAAAGATTTTCCTAGAAAGTTGAATGCTAGAATTTGCATGGAAATTGATTGCGGTGATTTGTTAATGACAAAAGTTGGATCTAGGGAAGGCTTGGAAGAAAAGGTTATGCAAGGCCCGAAGTTCTTAATGGCTGATGAAGGTGCATTTGATTTGGAAAAAGCTAAATCAGGTGATGTAAGATTTTCCGATATCATGGGAACGATGCTTGAATTGTTTACAGCAAATTACATAAAGAAACGAGCAAAAGCGGGGGATGAATCAGAAGAAAATTTTATTAGATACCCTTTCCTTTCTGTTATGACTAGTTCAACACCTGAAGAATATTTTAAAGCTTTATCGCCTAAGATGCTTCGATCAGGTTTTTACAATCGTTTATTGATTCTTCAGGCATCTATCAGGGGAAGAATGAATTTGCGGGGGATTTCGGTACAAGAACCAATTCCAAGGTATTTAATTGATGTTGCAACAAACTTGTTAATGATGAATGAAAATTTGGTTGCAGGGAAAACAAAAGCATTTATTGAGGAATTAGAAATAGAAAAAGAATTTGGTAATGAAGTTTTAAATAAGGTTGAAAACGATTCAAGAATCTTAGAATTAACACCTGAAGGATTAGAATATTTTGGTGAACAGGTTTGGAAAAATGACGATCTATATGCAGAGTATCAGAAAAAAGGGGAGGAAGAAAAAGCTTCCAGTTGTGCAAGGTTGCCAGAATTAGCTTTAAAAATTGGTTGCTTGTGGGAGCTTTCAAGAAACATTCATGCAAAGAATCTTTCCCTTGAAGGTATTACCGCTGGATTTAATTTTGTTGTGGAAGTTAATAAAAGACAAACTGCAAACACCGTAATGATATCTGATACAAAGTTTGGTGAAATAACTGACAAGTTGTTAACAATGATTTCAGGTTCTTCAAAGGAAATTGAACCGGGGGTAATGGGTATTAGAATGATAGATGCAAAGAAACTACTAAGAAAAATTGTTCACAATGGGCAAAGTGTTGATGATGCAATTAGATATCTTCAGGATACCAATGAAATAAGTGTACGAAAAAAGAAAGATACAAATGGGCCGGGTTCAATGTATTTAGTAATTACAAATTCCCAATAATTTTTTCTATTCCAACTTTAGGAATTGCCATTAGTGAAAGGTTAAAAGCATCTGCAATATCAGGGGAATGCTTCAATCTTCTTTTCATAACTTCTTTAGACTCAACAACCCTTCTGCCAATAGAATCTACAACATAGATAGGGGTTCTAAGTTCTTCGCAAAGTTTTTCCCTTTCATTAATCGGTAATCTTGAAATTGATATCTTTCCTTCAATTGCAAGTTCTGAAGCTTCAAACCATAGGGAAGATCGGGTATTAGGAAATTCTCTCCAGCGTACCGCTTCAGATGATGAATTAACACCATAGAACAGATATTGACCACGATTATCAACAACACCACCACCTACACCACCTTCATCAATTAACACCGGAATTTTATATTCAGGTTGGTTTTTGCTAGCATATTTATTGCAGAACTCTTTTATCTTTTCTGCAAATTCTTTTGTGGATAAACCACGATATTCTTTCATTTCAAGAATACAACTACCTTTTCTCACAACTAAACAAGATCGATCATCACCAAAGCGGGCAGGATCTGCACCAATTTGGATTGACCAATTTTCATTCATTTCAATTGGATCAAGTAACTGTTTAAGACACATTGCAGACCAAACCGAATTAATTGCCTTGGTTGGATATCGGCCGAGAACCTGAATGTCAAATAAAGGATCTTCAACCATGTAACCCTTATCTTCAAATTCAAAGTAACCGGGTTCACCTTCTTCACCTTCCATTGCAGACCTACATTCATTTCTTAATCTGTTTACAACATATTCATGATTGATTGCACCGGGTATTAAATCTTGCTGATAAACAACATTAGGATGATCTAAAGCAGATAAATGAAATACTTTCCAATCTGGTGAATTCTCTGCAAAATATGCAGGGCTTGAAGAATCGTAAGGGTTGAAGATGCAGAACCAAAGGCAATTTTCTTTTGATGCTGATAACATCGATTCGGCCCGCTCCCAAAAGGTAGGTTCAATGCCTGATGCTTCATCGAATAAAATACACAAACCACCAGCGGAATGCCTACCCTGAAACGCATCTGCTTTTTGTGCTGTTAAACCTTGAATATAATGACTAGGTGATTTCTCTAGCCTATTTGCTTTTGGTAGCCAATTTGGATCACCCAAGCGAACCCTTCTAAGTTCTTTGAAAACACCGTCACGAATTTGTTGGGATACAGGAGCAGATATAAGAACTTCAGAAGGTGTAAAATGATCATGAAACCAACTTGCAATAACTGCACAAAGATAAGTTTTTCCCTGATTGTGGGCTGATCGAACTAATACTTTTCTTGCACCGTCTGCAACAGCTTCAAAAATTTCCATTTGTTGATTTGTTAATTTTATTTTCAGGTAGTTGCAATACTCCCTTGGATTCTTGGGAATCTGAATAATCTTCCTGTTCGCTTCCTGATACTCCTTCAGAACCTTGATTTGTTCCAATTGTGCCTGTAATGCTGGACTCAATAAGACCTTTTGCCAATTCTTTAGCAATTTGCTTGTTGATTGCGATTTCGATGTTTTGCCCATTTTCTTTTGCTCTGTTGTTGCGTTCTATGATCCATTGCATT